CTCGATTTCGTTTTACGCTACATTAAAAAACGCGGTGAAAAGGAAATAGCCGATGCCACTCCTACTACCAAACCGACCCCGAAACGTCGAACCAAGTCCAAGGGGAAGCCATCACGTTAATCTGCACCTGTCGGTCGTGGGGCTTTTGATTGTGACATGTTTGACGGCCTTGCTGGTCGCCTTCATTTGCGAGTTTGTCTTAAACTCCTTTCAAGACTCCCACGCGATGGCGATGCTGATCACCGATGCCGGGGTGAAGTCGGACGATAAGAATCTTGAACGCAACCTCACATCTGCCACGCAAGCCCTGGTCGTTTGTCGCGACCTTGGCTGGGCGTTGGGGGTTGGGGCGTTGGGGTGCGGGTTGGCAGTCTTTATACGCTCCCGCCGTCAAAACGCCTCCTAGGGGCATTTCTGAGCGATTTAGACCCTACCCCGAAGGCAGGGCGGGATAGGTTTGCATTTAGGGGTATTGACCAAAACACCCCCAATTTGGGTTTATGGAAAAAAGTGGGGTATCGCCTTCCCACTTTCCTCCCCACTTTCTTCCATCTAAAAAAAGTTTAATTAGGGTCTTGACGGTGCAATAAAAGTTTAATTGAGTATCGATGTTATGAAAAACACCACCGCCCAAAAAACCCTTAACAAAATCAAAAACGCCGAAGCTCAACGTGCCTGGCAAGCAATGTCGCCCGCTGAACGCGAAGCGAAGAAACTTGCCGACCTCAAAGCTTACGCGGCTTGGATCGGAACTGATAACCTCGCCCACGCTTGGAACGTGAAAAACGGTCTTTCGCAAATGTAATATAACATGAAACACCTAAAACTGACCTCAGGCCAATTGCTCCAAGCAGCAGCCATTACTTATCTTCACGTCCTAAAAAATGAAGGCTTTACCCTAAATCAAGAAATTGACGCTGAGGAGTTCTTGCTCGATTGCGAACGTGCGCACTTTGGGAAAAAGACCTACATCGACAAAATCGTTTCCCGGGCTGAAGCCTACGTTCAAAATGGCGTGGGACGCAAAACCTTAAAAAAATAACTTCATGAAACACCTAATTGTCATCACCCTCATCTTCGCCGCCTATGGCGTCATTATGGCGAACGGCCCGAAGATTTACAGCACCGTCTGCAAGCCAACTTCTACCCAACATAGCAAATGAGCAACGAACTATCACCCCGCTTGATGAAGCAATTACGGAAGGTCGGCCCGGTGCTGATCACGTGCAATCAGCAAAGTCTTGATTTCAAGACCGCCGCAAAGAAAGCCAGGGTGTCCGTCCCCTCGGCGATGCTTTACGCGAAGCTCTTAGGCATCAAGTGGACTAACTACAAACCTCGCGGTAAATACCACCGCTACGCCCAATGAGCCGCTGGCAATTTGGTATTGAAATACTATAAATCATAGGCATAAAAACTTTATGAGCGAACCTAACACTGAATGGGATAATGTCCCTGCAAGCCGAGTCCTACCAGCTTGGCGCGAACAAGTCCGAAAGTTGTCTTTAGAAATCAATGAGCTTTGGGATAAAAATCAAACGTTGAAATCCGAGGTCGAGCGTCTTCAGTCCGAACTTCAAATGGAAAAGGAAAACGAGGACAGGTTGATGCGTGAATGGCAGAAAGCCAACAACGAAATCTATAATTTGCAGACAAAGGTCGTTGCATTGGTTGATGACCAGACCCGCCTCAAGGCCGACGTCGAGCGTCTGACCAAGGCCGGGAATCAGCTTTGGGCTTTTGCACACAATTGCGTTGTCCGTGGTGTGTATCCGAAAATTGCCCAAGAAAGGATTAACATCTGGAACGCCGCCAAGGAAGGCAAGGACGCCCAATGAGCCGCTGGATTACTATTGAAGCCGCCGAATTAGCAGTGAAGGCGCTGGAGGAAGAGAACGCCCGCCTCAAAGCCGAGGTAAAAAAGTTAAAATTAACGCTTAAACAAGACCGTCAGATTTTCCGTAAAGATTCAAATGATTTGAGATTTGAAAAAGATAAAGCTCAACAATCGTTAGAAAACGCCAAAGCCGAAATCGTGCGTCTCAGATCATTTACTACGCGAACCATTATTCCGAATGAGGAACTACAAGCACAGGTCGAGCGCCTGACCAAAGCCGGGGATGCGATGGCTGAACACGCTCTTTTAGCACATTGGGGGTCGTTTCAATACTTCCCGATTGGATGGAAAAAACTTATTTCAGAATGGAACGCCGCCAAGGAGGTGCAGTCGTGAGCGAGCCGCACGAATACCACGGCGTCAGGAACCACAACGATCGGGAGCGCGAGATTGAATTGGAATTAAAAGCTGGGTTTTCTCTTTTGTTTGAAGATAAAACTTTTAAGTGCGAATTATTACCTAGCCCAGAGGAAACAGACTCAATTATGTCTGCGTCTTGGAAAAATGAAATGGGACAAAGAATTGGGGTTTATATGGCTTTTAATAAAATGTTTGTGAGGGAAAGACGTAAGTCATACATTATTGATTATTTTTTGAATGAGTTTGTGCGTTGCTACAACAACTTGCCGGCCGAAAAGAAAATGAAAGGCGTAGAATGTATCTTGCTCAACAAAGATAAGCCCAAGGGGTATCTTAACTGATTTTTTTTCGCGGCGGTCTTTGTTTGACAAAACCGCTGATTACTTAACCACACTAAGCAATTATGACCAAACGCAAACTACGCAAAAAAGCGGAAATTAAGCCTCCGCAATCTCCGCATGACGGCATCCACACTTGCTCGAAAGGATGCAAGAAGCCGGATTGCACCCGCACTTTGCGTGACACCATCGAGGAGCAAGATAAGCAAATTGAGGCGCTGAAACGTGACGTGCTAGAACAAGCTGCGGAAGTCCGGCAACTTCGCTTTAAACGCGTCCACGACATTCACCATATAAGAGAACAATGCGAAGAAATCGCCCGCCTCAAGGCCGAGGTCGGGCGGCTTGGAGCGTTCAAGACGCATACCATTATTCCAAACGAAAAACTGCAAGCACAGGTCGAGCGCCTGACCAAAGCAGGGGATAATCTTGAGCGAGTTCTTACTACAAAGGTTGCATCTTATGAAGTTGCAAATGCCTCGCACGAGTGGCGAGCCGCCAAGGACGGCAAGGACATCCAATGACTGAACAATTTAACCTTTTCGATGACCGCCCGCCGTCGGGTCATTTGCGGGTCATTCACGACCTTGCGCTGACATTCAAGGACGCTAATGATCGCTTAACCACAGGCGACATCACCAACCCGCGTTTCGTTCTCCCTAAACTCCGCGAGCGTTGCTGGTCGGCTCGGTCGGATTTAGTCAAAGCGGGGGCAATAAATCCTTGGATTGATTGCTTCGCCGCTCCCGGCGGGATGGTGGCCTTCACCTACCAATACACCCACAACGACACCAAAGAAACTTGCAAGGGGACTTTAACGCCCTTTACTCGCCGGCTATGAAACCCGACCTCCTCGCAGTTAACTCCCAAGGCTTTGGAGCTTGGGCTGATAACTTAATCACTAACACCCTCGAAAACTTGCACGGACAACCCCTGCGGGATTTTGTCGCCGAAGATGACGACGATGTCATTGTTGCGATGACGACGGACGGCACGACGGCAAACTTTGTCGTTCGCGCTTACGTCGAGGGCAAGGGGTGGTGCTATCACGACCGCGTGGTTTATTTGAAAACAGGGAGGCAGTTATGACCCACTACCTTACCTTTCTCCTCGCCGCGATTCAACTGCACGCCGACCCTAAGGACGCTCAGGTGCTTGGGGCGATTGGGGCGGTCGAGTCGGGGATGAATTACGCGGCACTCGGCGATCATCACAACGCTCGGGGGGCATTTCAACTGCACCGGGACGCTTGGGTGACGGCCTGTAAGCACGCGGGGCTAGACATCCCCTGGGCTTCGTGGCGTTCGCCTAAGGCACAGGATGCGGTCGCTTTCGCTTACTTTGCCTTCCTCAAGGCACGATTCGCTTCCGAGGGTATCAACACCCCTACCCCCGAACAAATGGCGCTAGCTTGGAATCTTGGATTTGACGGTGCTAAGAAATTAAGCTTTAATCCCCTCAACGCCCCAGCCCCTCGCAGGGACGCTGCGGAACGCGTCGGGAATCTTTGCAAATAAACTTTGAGTGTGACACGCTTACTTGGCTAGCGTGCGGTGGTAGGTGACTACCAAAAGGAGGCCGATAAATGACCAACACTTACTTTTTACGGTCGGGAGCAAGCGACTTACTAGTTCAGTCGCAAGGCAACGTGTCTGGGGAGCGATTGCAAGCGTTCCCTAGCTGGTGAAATCCCAAGCCCGACCCCCCTTTTATTATTCCCCTTGCCTTACACGGCGGGAGCGGTGTATTGAATAACTTATGACCGCCGCCCAATCGTCAGAGCTTCTGATTGTTGCTATTGACCCCGGTGTAAACGGTGGTGTGGCGTGGCGATGGCAGGGCAAGACCTACGCTGTAAAAATGCCACCCACGGATTTTGACTGCGTTGCCCTCCTTGCCACTTTCGCCGAGCAATCCGCTTGGGTGGAGTTGTACCTGGAAGAACCGCCTTTGTTCGCTGGTAAAAATATACCCGGGTCAGCGATTGGAAAACTGATGTTCAACACAGGCGTGCTTTACGGCGCCGCCATCGCCCTGCAATTCAAAGTCCACCGCGTCCGTCCCGCGATCTGGATGAAGACGCACCCTGTCGGCACAAAGGGGGAGCTTACCACCACCGAATGGAAGAACAAATTGAAAGCCAAGGCCGCCGAACTTTACCCCGACGGCGTCCCGGTGACATTGTGGTCGGCTGATGCCCTTCTCATCCTTGACGCCGCCGTGCGTCGGGCTATTAATTAATTTTGTATGCATAAGAAACTCTCACCCATTCCCCCAACCGCCAAGGTCAAACGAATCCCTGGAACAAAGTATGTCCTCATCGACGGCGACAAATTAGCCCGCCTCCTTACGCCCGACATGCGAGACGACGGCGTCTATTACTCGGTGCTGTTGAAACACGCTAAGAAAGCCAAGGCCACCAAGCTCGATGACATCATCGCCGAAACTAAATAATTTATGGAAACAATCCCAATGAAAACGAAGGAACAGGTTAAGGCCGTCGGCGACCTTGTGAAAGCCCTTAATGAAGTGGAGAACGTCCTCGCCGACAAGGTGAACAGTCACCTGCGATCGCGCTACGCCTCGCTGGGTGCTATTCTCGACCACGTCCGCCCTGTCCTTGCGAAACACGGACTCGCCAACACGTTCCGCCACGAGTCGCACGATAAGCGGCTCCGCGTTTATCAAGAGTTCATTCACGAGAACGGCACAATCCTTTCCGAACTCCTAAAGCCCAACTTTACGGACATTTCAACCGAGGAAAAGATGACCGCCCAGCAGTTGCAATCTAACTGCACCTACGCAGCGAAGCTTCTTATTTGTAGGGCTTGCTCGATTGCTACCGATACGGACGTTGATGATGACGGTCACACGGCATCGCATCACGCCCCCTCCAATCCGCAAATGGCGACCCCCGCCCAGAAACCCGGCAACCTTATCGGCACGACCCCGACGCAACCTCGGACAACGCCCTACCCTAAGAACGTCCTCTAAATGGCCTGTGCCTATCCCAGCCGACGACGCACCGCACCAATCGCCGTTCAAGCGATGGCGAAGAAAGTCCCCTGCGATTACGCACTTATTTTAGTCTGGGAAAACGGCAAGGTCGAGAACTGCGAGTTTGTTGCAGACACCCTCGACGGCGGAGAGATACTTTGGAAAGAGTATTTCTCATTTCGTGGTGAATGGGCGCGTTGGAAGTCCCGCGTCCTCCCGACTATCCCAGCAAATAAAAACTTCGAGTTATGGGCGAAGTGGAAGAAAGACCTCTTTATGGTTCACCCCGATTTACCGACGTTATGACCTCTACCCCTCGACGCGGATCTAAAGTCGTCCCCAAGGCCGTCCTCGATTTCTGCAAGGAAATCAACCTTAAGAAAGGCTGGCACGTCCTTGTCCTGCTTCTCGACGGCGACACTTGCTTTATCGAGTTTTCCGCGTGGAACTCCGATGCCTTCCTTGACCACATGAACCGCTGGAAGAAAACGGAACTGCCCGCCCTGATACGTTCGGACGTCCAATTCTTCGTCGCCCGCCTTGACCGCACCGGGAACCTGGAAGTCACCGCCGAGACGTTTCCTCAATTTCGCAAGAAACACTATGACTAACACCGAACTCATCCGACGTCACGTAGAGGCCATCGACGGTTCCCTGCGGGAAGTTGCTTATCTCCTGGACATGGAGATTCTCGCCGAAGACACCCGGCACTTTGAAAGCGACATCAAGTCCGCCCAGCGCGAGCTTATTAACTTGCGGGTCGATGAATTAGAGGAAGCCCGCGACCTGCGGGGATTATACGACCAACTGAAACGCCTCAAGTTCTGCGTGCGGGTCATTCAAAACAACCTCAACCGCTGCGAGAAGGCTATTGACTCCGCCGAGGAGTCCTTGAATGTCATCACACGCGAAGTGGAATCTGCCAACGATTCCGACGCGGATTTGGATTACTAAAATACATATAGCAATTGCTTACCGATTTAAAAAATAACTTTTCACCCAAAACACCAATGCCACAAATCAAAACCCGCCAAGAATACGATTTGACCCCTGCCCTCAATTACTCGGGCGCTAAGGAGTTGCTCAAATCGCCAGCCCACTATTTTCAATATATCACGGAGGAACGCAAGGACACGCCTGCTTTAGCCGTAGGTCGTGCCTTACACGCCAAGGCGTTGCAACCCTTGGAGGCCGTGAATATATACGCGGTCGCTCCCGATGTGGATCGCAGGACAAAGGACGGCAAAGCAGCGTGGGAGGCTTTTACCCAAGCCAACGACGGGAAGGCCATCATCACGCAGGAACAATCTGAAATGATTGACCGAATGGACTTGTCTATTGAGGCCATCAAGTCGGCTAATCAAATCAATTTCACCGCCACCGAATTGATGGGGCAAGTGGATTACGGCGATACGCCCCTCAAGTTCGCCATCGATGCGGTTGGGGCAGATGGCTACCTTTACGACATTAAAACCACCGAGGATGCCAGCCCACGCGGTTTTAAATCCTCCGCGTTCACTTATCGCTACCACCTGCAAGCGCACTTTTATCTCACCTGCTACAATCTTTTTTTCCGTGAGCGTCTCCACGGCTTCCGCTTTATCGTCGTAGAGAAGTCCCCGCCTTACGCTGTTGCAATTTACGAGCTAGGGGCGACGATGATGTCCTACGCTTGTGAGGACTTCGAGAAAGCCTGCAAATTATACGCGACCTGCAAAGCGACCCAGACCTTTCCTGGCTATCCTGCCGAACCTCAGGTGATTGATGTCGATGCCAAGGTCACGACCGCCACCACTATTAACTTCGCCTAATCAAACAAACCTATGCAACAACCCGAACGCACGCCCCTCACCCCGATTTCAAAGTCGGGACGCTATACACTACGAATGGGAAAGATTAACCCGCAGTATATCCGTCAAAGCACTTTTGACGGCTCGCTTGAGTATGCTTTCTTCTTCACCGATCAGAAGAACAACTCCCTTTCCTATAAATGCTCCGTCGGCAAATCTAGCGGCAAATCCCTTGCCATCCTCATCGGCAAGTTCTCGGGGCAATATAAGCAACCTCTCGTCCTCGAAGCGGACGTGGATAAGTTCCTCGCTTACTGCGAACCCGCCGTCGGCAAGACCCTTGAAGTGGACGTCGAAGTGGTAAAGCAAGGCGTCGGGCAGACCGGCAAGCCTTGGTTTAATTACCGCCTCAACTTCCCTAAGGCCGCCAAGTCTGCGGGTAATGACCAACCCGATTCGGGCGCAATTCCTTTTTAAAATGAAAGATTTACCAAAACCCACGGTTGTTTTAATCACAGGCTACGCTCGTGCGGGTAAGGACACCCTTTTTCAAGGGATGTTTCGGGGTTCCAAGGCCGCCCCGATTCATATCAACTTTGCTAGCTTCCTCAAGTCCGCTGCCGACTCTTTTCTGAACCACTTGGAAATTGAGGAAACCTTTGAGGACGAGCAATTCAAGGTGAAGCACCGAAACACCTTGGTCGCCTTAGGCAAGTTTGCTCGGTCAATCAATCGGGACGTTTTCGCTGACCAATTCGTTGCGCTTGCTCAGTATTACCAAAAAGATTGCTCGCGT